TCTTCCGCCATTAGGCGCCTGTTCCGTTGATTTTGCGAAGTATTAATGGCAGAGTCAGGTATCCATGGGCCGTCGAGACACGGGCGCCCGTCAGTGTTGAACGTCTCATCACCAGCATCATGCGGGAAACGCTTGTTCGGGCCACCGAAAGTGGTATCGGTCCACCCTACCAAATGAGTATGAATCACTTTAAAATCAAACTGCAACCTTAACTGCTGTGGAAATAAAATAGTTTTACCCGCGTCCGGAGAGTTAATAAAAAGTCCGGACTCAAATGTTGGCGCATAATTAAGATTTTTAATAAATCCAACCAGGCCATCGGCGCCGTCGGCGCCCGAGTCGGCCGCAAAGTTAACCCATTCCATTTCCAACAAAGGGGGCGATTTTAAAGTGTTACGAAAAGCTTGACCGGCACTCTCGTATACTGGATATAAGAAACGAAGAAGCTTATCTACTTTTGCGGTATTATTTATGGCCTCAAACTTATTGGCTGCCACCACATCCAAGCCCATAGAAATATTTCGCTGAGTACCTTGAAAAGTTGCAAGAGGATCCATGCGGCCATATGTTGACTCTTCATTCCAAGTAGAAGAGAAGTTGTCGGAAAAATCAGTAACCCAAGCAGTGAATGAAACCTTCTGGCCTGTGGCGATGTGCTTGAAATTAACTTTATATAAAGGATTTGCGGGGTCTGCTATTAGTTCAGCATTGCCGGTTCCTCTTGGATCTACCTGTGCATCGCGGGCCATTTCATTCTCCTAACTTATATAGTTTATCAGTCAAAAAGGACTATGGTTCTATTAACTAAGAAAGCATGTCTCCCCCAACTGCGCGCTGGAATGCAGAGGACTTCCCGGCTTTGATCACCTGTTCAGTCCACTGGTCCTCGCCAACGTTCAAAGAAACTGCAATGGTTTGGCCTTCGCCAGCATCCATTTTGCCGACGACCTTAAACAGCACGTTAACTAGCTCCTGCATACCGGCAGTCAATTTTGCTGTTGTAGGTGCATTTGTTACGCGAGAACCAACTGGCGATTCTCGTAGTTCCGGACCATTCTCGCCTACGATCGTAAGCGCTGACATCGGCGGGCTCGTTCTGGTCAAAGCACGGCCGAGTACGCGATTTAAAAAGGCCCCTGAAAGCCCGGGGCGCGCCCTCATAACAGTGCCGCCCGTAGCAAATTTGGGGAAGTCGGGCACGTTCACTGCCTCAACGTCGCTTACAAATTGCTGTTGGCGGCCGCGGCCTTTCGTGATCATGTCGGAGGTGGACTCGCCGGCAGCTCCTTTAATCGCGCTCTTTGCCATCGCACCGCCGATGCCTATGCCGAGAAGTTTGGCGCCGGCAAAGGCCATCGGGACGCCAGCGGCGACGCCAGCGCCAGACAGTATGAGGGCGATGCCACTGACTAACATCAGGAAGCCAATGAATCCAGTTGCTCCCAAAGCCCAGTTCGCCAGGGTATCCAATTTCTTCATAAACTTAGGCATGTCCGCATTTAACTCTCCTATACCGTGAATGAATGGAACAATAAACTCTTCGATTATTGGCCGCATGCCAACCAAGGCTGATTGGAATGCAAACTTCAGCTGATCGATTAGAGTTTGAGATTCTCTCGCCATTGCAGCCAGTCTCTCTTGTGCCAGCTGTTGTTTTTCAAACTCTGCTGTTGAAGCGCCCATCATTCGACGGGCCGTATCAACATCTGTGCCCATTGCCTTAGCAATATTCATTTGCTCATAACGATTAAGCTCATCAAACTGAAGACCGGATTGTTCCGTAAGTCTTTGCAGTATGTCAATGCGCTCTTCGTCGGTGGCATTCAACATATCAATGGCATTTAAATACGGCCCACCTAAAATGGCATTTAAACGACCAACGGCGCGGCCGGCTCCCTCAAAAGTATCAAATTGCTCAGTAACGCTTATCAACTTGCCCATCTGAATGCCGGTACGTTTCGCTTGCTTTTCAAGGCCCTCAAATACTGCCATCATGTTGTTACCATATTTAGTAAGTTTGGGGGCTACGGTGGCAAAATCTTGTGCGACCTTTGTGAAGGGCTGGCGCGTTGCTTGGGCGATGCTGGTGACTTCAAGAAGCAGGTTGCCGGCCTCTTTGGCATGCATGCCAAGAGATCTCATTGCTATATCTAAGATTTTACCAGATATGGCCGCGGACTGGCCTAATTCTTGTAGTAGTGCGACATTCCTGCTGAGCTCGCCGCGCATGCTAGGACCTATTTCTGTAAAATCTGTAAACGTATTATAGAGGCCTCCAAAGGCCTTCCCGGCATCCTGGGCGCTAATGCCAGACGCGTGAAGATCTGCATTAATAGAGGGAATCTCGGCAGCGAACCCGTAAGCTGCGCCCGTTGCTTTCATAAAGCCGGAGATTGCCTCATCTTGTGCAAATGCAAGTTTTAGTATCTGGGCGGACAGTGCCATAACGCCGGCGGTTGCAAGTTCACTAATCTTTAGAAACCCTGCTCCCATGGCCATTTTCCATTTGCCGCTCTCGAATGCAGCCTTTTTAAAGCCCTTCCATAAGCCATCGATGCCTTCTTTGCTTTCATCCATCGCATGAAGCACCTTTAAAAATCTGTTATCGAGACCGAAGAGCGTCTTAGCCAGCTCAGCGCCGGCGTCTTCGACTGTGCCGAAGGTCGCTGCCAGTTCTTTCTGCAGTCTAATTTCTTCTTCTTTGTCCTCTCGCCGGCGCGCTTCGAGAAGCATTAACTTGGCGAGTTCCTCGCGCTTACGGGCTATTGTATCCGCCTCTGCTCCCTCGGCCTCCGCCGTCTCGATAGCCTGCTGCTGGACCCTAATCCGCTGGTTGAGTCTCTCGTCGCCGGCTGCTAAGTCTGCCTGAAGTACCTTAAGCTTCTGTTCAACTTCTTTTCGGTAAGATTCTTCTGATTTACGCAGCTCTTCAAGAACTGCTTTTTGTTCTTTAACGTTTCTTTGCCGGGACGCGGCGATCTGGGACTCACTTTTCAGCAGATCGCGCAGGTGCCTTGTAGTGCGATCTTCTCCGCTTTCTGTGTCGTCGTCGTTTCCGGTTCCCATTTAAATCACTCCACTAGCTCGTGAATGGCCATCGAATACCGGTTTGCTTTTCAAACTCTTCGACGGCTCGATTCAGGGAATGTCTTGAACTTAAGGTTTTGGGGTCATTAAGACCATGCTCCATATAGGCTAGCATGTATTCTTTTTCGCTACCGAGGGCTTCGGTAAAAGCGCCCACTTGGGCCGGGGTGCCGGATATTTTTACGCGTGGCGCATTATCATCACCCTCTAGACCCTCTTTGACTTTGACAGGGGCTGCAGCATCGCCAAATATATAACCTAGAAGCATCTTTGCTAGGCTACCAAAAGTAGAAAGAAAACTTTCATCAAGTTTGTTCTCTTTTTTTATATTCAGATTAATTTTAGTAGGCAGTATTTCTTCTGTCATCAAAGAGTCCTCGATTTATAATAAATAGTGTTTTAACAACAAAACCGCATTAACCACCCAGCTTATGTTTGGAGGATACGTCTTCCTGAGCCTTTTTTTCTTTTTCAAACTCATCCAGGAGGCGCTTCACAAACCATTGACGCAGTTGAATGGGAAGGTTGTAAGCCTCGAAGAAACTCCAGCCCCCATGGTGTTTTAAAACAAATAATTCTTCGTAAACTGCCTCTAGATATCTATCGTCCAGGCCAAAAAAAGTCGGCGTTTAGAGGAACGCCGATACTCCCCTCATAGCCACAACTTTGGCATTCGAAGTCCTGACTTAAATCCACATCAGGGCTTATTTGTTCATAAATCTTCCTAATGTGAACTGAGTCTCTGACCGGTAAAACATCCAGTAGATTATTAATAGATTCCATATCATCATAACCGTCTACAGACAGGATTAAAAGCTTTAATAGATCAGTAGTCGATGATTCGCGAAGTTTTTTCTTTCGCTTCCGGGTGTTGTTTGATAAATATTGACGCTCCTCATGGCCAGTTAATAGTTGAAGCTCCACCAGAGCTCCGGAATGAGGGAGCGGCACGAAAAAGGTATCCTCCGCAGAACGCTCGACTCCTTCTGGAAGAGTACACTTGCTGGCTTCTAGTTCCTGCAGGTCGAATTCGGCTTCTTGAGAGCCGCGGCATGAAGGACAACTTACACTTGTACGGTAATCAGCACCATAACCGGTAATGCGAGCGCCTACAATTAAAGCATTCTTATCTCCGACCAGCAAATCATCAAGTTTAATACCCTTATCGACCATTAAAGATTGTAAAAGGCGCTCAATGGCTATCCCTTTACGTAAAAGACTCTCGGAAGTTAAAATATCTTCTTCCTTCGCCGTCATATGTTTTATTTCAATCGAAGTCTTGCCATGTAAAGGATGGTCTTTGGGATAAAAGCTTCCTCCGCTAGGAAGTTCCACAAATTCTGTAGGAACTACAAATGAGAATGTATTATTTTGTTGTTCTACGGCCGGGGGAGTCGGCGATGCGTCGGGGACTGGTGTGTTTACTCGATCTTGATTATTTCTTCGACTCACTTAAACCTCATTTCTATATTTAAAGCAGCGGAGGAGATGAAACATAAGTTGCCCAATCATACTTTATGGTGATATTGATATTCAAGATTTCATCTCCTGCATAATCTAGGTTACCAAATTTTGCCGCAGTTATAAAGGCATTTCTTAAAGACCATTCGCCAATAGTTGCGCCTTCGCCGTCTAGCTGCCTGATTATTACATCTCCAATGGCATCCTGGGCGTTAGTTTTATTAACAGTGCCAACTGCCTGACGCGCGCCTTCATAAGCATCACGTTGTCTGTCTGGCGCCAGATAGCCCGATTGTGCTAGTGCATTCATTAGCAGATCATTTCCGTCTGGATCAACTGCGTTAACAATATCCACGGTAACCTCATCCCAGGTAACTGTACCGGGATAATGATATTCGTTTCCTAAAAATCTGTGTGTGGTGGCACTAACCGTGTAACCAGGAATGGTACAAGTTTTAGCCAAATATTGTTGAAAAGTTTTTCCGTCGCTAGTAAGCAACGAAGAAAAATTAACTAAAAATCTATGTTGTCTCTTCGGTTCCGATGATGCTAAGTTCCAAAATGCCATTCTCTGTTATTCTCCTCAGAATTAAGTAGTAGGGGCAACCAAAATCACCCCTCCTTTTGCTAATCTACGAATGATGCTCCCGTTCTAGTAATATTGAAGTCTAGAGCAATAAATTCGATTGCACGGGTTGGCTTCAAGAAAATCTGTGCATACAGAATATTTCTATCAATCAAATCGGGCGTTGTAGTGGACTCATCGAGAACCAAAAGGTAATCAGAGAGACCAAAGTTTGTCTTAACTTCATCTAGGAAAGGGGTCACCTGTCCCACAAATCGATCCCACGTCTGTTGGACATTGGGCTCAAACAAAAGCTGCGATGCAATCTGTGAAATACGCTTCTTCACGAAAATCATTAACCTACGTACGTTAATACGATCTAAAGCAGATTGCGTAATCTGCAGTGTCTTCTGACCAAAGATTACAATACCTTCTGCCGGGAATTTGGCGATTGGGTTAACGCTTGCCGCATAAAGATCGTCTCTCTGCTGCCGTGTAAGCTTCTCAACCACATTAACCACCGGAACTCCGGCAGCACCCACAGTCAGGCCACCGCGATTGAACCCGGCGGGCGCGAACCAAACCTGGCTCTTGCGTTGCGAACTGGAAAAGGTACCAATCGCAGCGACTGAAGGGGGAACCCACAAGAGAGCGCCGTTAATAGTATCCCTAATCTGTACCCATGGATAATAAGCACATCCGTAACTTGAGTTAAGGCCTCG